GTTGGGATGCTCCAACTTAAAAACTCTTTTAGAAGATGATAAGATATTAACGATAGACTATGATATTATATCCGAACTTACAACATTTGCCCAAAAACATAATTCTTTTGAAGCAGAAGAAGGTTGCAACGATGACTTGGCAATGTGCCTTGTAATTTTCTCTTGGTTAGTCGCTCAAGACTACTTCAAAGAAATGACGGACAATGATGTTCGTAAGAGAATATATGAAGAACAAAAAAATCAAATTGATCAGGATATGGCACCTTTTGGATTTATTGATGATGGATTAGATGAAGGTAGTTTTGTTGATACAGATGGTGACAGGTGGCATACAGATGAATATGGTGATAGATCATATATGTGGCAATATTACTGATGGACTTTGATGAGCAGTTTAATTTAGAACATATTCTTTTTCAAGATAGAACTTGTAGAACTTGTCGTATAAAGAAGAGTTTAATAGAAGATTTTTACAGGATAAGAAGAAAGACAACTGTCTCATCATCATATTCATATGAGTGCAAAGAATGTACTATAAAGAGGGTAAAAGAATCTAGAAAGTCTAAACTAAAACCATGTCAGGACATTTACCCAGATTGGTAGTTGTTCATGCACTGTTTCCTCACTGAAACACTAGCAAATAATAAATATTTTTAGTTATACATGACTTGTAGGAGAACAAAAGATGCCTCTAAATTTAGCATCTCCTGGTATTGTCGTAAGAGAGGTTGACCTAACAGTTGGTAGAGTAGATCCAGTTAGTGGCGGTGTAGGAGCTTTGGCGGCACCTTTTGCAAAAGGTCCTGTAGGAGTACCACAACTGATCGAAAGTGAAAATGATCTTTTAGAAACTTTCGGAAGAGGATACACAGTAGACAAACACTATGAGCACTGGATGGTAGCATCATCCTATCTTGCTTATGGTGGAGTAGCAAGAGTTATTAGAACCGATAATAGCAGCTTGAACAATGCTATTGTTGGTTCCGCAACAACTGTCAAAATTGACAGTGAAGACCATTATGAAGCATTAGGTTATGATGAATCTACAATTGCAGGTGCATCATTTGTCGCAAAGAATCCAGGTTCTTGGGCGAACGATATTGTAGTTGCAATTGTCGATGCAAAAGCAGACCAAATCCTATCTGGTGTAAGCACTGCAGGTATTGCATATGTTGGACCAGCATTGGCAGTAGGAGCGGGAATCACTCAAACAGTTGAGGGTCGTTTAGCTGCTGGTGCAGGAACAACCACAACACTGACTGGTTATTTGAAGGGTGTAGTAACCGAGGTTTATGCCAACGGCAATCTTGGAGTAAAAGTTCTCGGCCATTATGACAATGGAACACTTACTAATGTTGATTATACTCCAAATGGAAATCTGAAGTTCTTGACTACAGATGATATTCACTTTATCAGCACTACTGGAAGTGTAATCGGATCTGGTGGAACTTCACTGTCATTAGAATCCGATTGGTATTCTATGCAAAAAATTACTCTTCCAAACGGAATTGAAATTGAGTGGGATTCTGTAGCATCAAGACCAGGAACATCGCAATTTGTTGATGACAGAGGTGGTAGATTTGATGAATTCCATACATTAGTTATTGATGCGACTGGTGCAGAAACTGGAAATGCTGGAACTATTCTTGAGAAGCATATTTCACTTTCAAAAGCAAAAGATGCAGTATTCTCTGTAGGTTCACCATCTTATTGGAGAAAGTATCTTAAAGCAAATTCAAGATATGTATTTGGTGGTTCTGAACCAGAAGGAACTGAATCTATTAACTTAGATGGTTGGGTTCTTGATTCTGATGCCAATTGGGATAGAAATGCTGAACAAGCAGTCTTCTCTGGAATTGGTGTTTCTACTGGTGTTCTTGCTGGTGGAAAGAATTATGGTGGAAAAACAAATCTGACAACGGCTGGAGCACTTGCTGCTTCTGTAGGTGATGTATCTACTGCACTTGATATATTCAAAAATACTGAAGAGTATGAAGTTGACTTCGTTCTTATGGGTTCAGGTGCTTATGCAAGTAAAGAACAAGCACAAGCAGTCGCTAAGAAGTGTATTGATGTAGCATCATCCAGAAAAGATGCAATTGCATTTATTTCTCCTTGGAGAGGATCACTTCTCAATGATGCAGCTAATGGTGCTGTAGTTGTCAACACAATAGATGAAACTACATCAAAAGTTCTCGAATTCTATCAACCAATGAGTTCGTCTTATGCAATCTTTGATAGTGGTTATAAGTACATGTATGATCGTTTCAACGATACATTCAGGTACGTTCCACTTAATGGAGACATTGCAGGAACTTGTGTAAGAACTGACATTCAACAGTTCCCATGGTTCTCACCTGCTGGAACATCTAGAGGAACTATCCTCAATGCAGTTAAGTTGGCATACAATCCTGGAAAAGCACAACGTGATATTCTATATTCTGCAAATATTAACCCAGTAATCTTCTCACCTGGTGCAGGAATTGTTCTCTTCGGTGATAAGACTGGATTTGGTAAGGCATCGGCATTTGATAGAATTAATGTTCGCCGTCTCTTCATCTACCTCGAAGATGCCATCTCTGCTGCTGCAAAAGATCAACTCTTTGAGTTCAATGATGAAATTACAAGAACAAACTTCGTAAACATCATTGAACCTTTCCTCCGCGATGTTCAATCTAAGAGAGGAATCTTTGATTTCGTTGTTATTTGTGATGAAACAAATAACACTGCAGCAGTCATTGACAATAATGAGTTTGTTGCTGACATCTTCATTAAACCAGCAAGGTCGATCAACTTTATCGGTCTTACCTTCGTTGCCACCAGAACTGGTGTTGCATTTGAAGAAGTAATCGGAAGCGTTTGATACGCTTCCTCTTTATTAAAAACCTTAGAGGAACAAAACAATGGCATCAAAAAATCAAATTAATCCACCCCCACTAAGAAAGATTACTGACTTCAAAAGTAAGCTGACTGGTGGTGGCGCTCGCGCCAATCTATTTGAAGTTGTCTTAACTTTTCCAAATTTAGCACAACCAGATACTACTGTTCTGGAAAAGTCAAGATTTATGGTCAAAGCTGCTCAACTCCCAGCATCTAACGTTTCTCCTATTGAAGTTCCTTTCAGAGGAAGAATCTTAAAGATTGCTGGAGATAGAACATTCGATTCTTGGACCGTAACAGTACTGAACGATACTGACTTCTCCATCCGCTCCGCATTTGAGCGTTGGATGAATACGATTAACAGAGTATCTGATAATACTGGATTAACTAACCCAGCGGATTATCAATCGGATGCTTACGTATATCAATTGGATAGAGATGGATCTGAGTTAAGATCTTATCGCTTCTATGATGTATTCCCAACTCAAGTAGCACCTATTGAACTTTCATATGATGCTCAGGGTATTCAGGAGTTTACTGTTGAACTTCAAGTTCAGTGGTGGGAAGCAACTAAAGGCACTGGTGCTAATGCTGGCGGTGAGAATATTAACTAAATAGTCAAATAACGCTCAATTAATTATAATATGGCTAGACTATTTGGTTTTTCTATTGACACTAATCAGAATAAATCACCCACGGTGTTGTCCCCCGTTCCTCAAAGTAATGAGGACGGGGTTGACAATTATATTGCCAGTGGGTTTTATGGTCAGTATGTCGATATTGAAGGTGTTTATAGAACAGAACACGATTTAATCAAAAGATATAGAGAGATGGCAGTTCATCCAGAGGTGGATGGTGCTATTGAAGATGTTGTTAATGAAGCAATCGTTAGTGATTTGTACGATTCTCCAGTAGAGATTGAACTGTCAAATCTCAATGCAAGTGATAAAATTAAGAAGATAATTAGAGAAGAATTTCGGTATATCAAAGAAATTATGGACTTCGATAAGAAGTGCCATGAAATTTTTAGAAATTGGTATGTTGATGGGAGAGTTTATTATTTAAAAGTAATCGATATGAAGAATCCTATGGCAGGGATTCAGGAGTTGAGATATATCGATCCACTTAAGTTAAAGTACGTCAGAAAAGAAAAAGAAGACAAAAAGAATCAAAGTCAGAATCAACTTGTAAATCTGAGATCTCAGAACGAAAATATTCCCATGAATATTGAGTTTGATGAGTATTATTTGTATACACCAAATCCACAAAATCCAGGTGGACCAATTTGGCCAAATAATCAAAATAAAAAAGCAATCAAAATTGCAAAAGATACTATTGTACATTGCACTTCTGGATTGGTAGATAGAAATAAAAACGTCGTTCTTTCTTATCTACATAAAGCAATCAAATCACTGAATCAACTCAGAATGATTGAGGATTCTTTAGTTATCTATAGATTGTCTAGAGCACCTGAGCGTCGCATTTTTTATATTGACGTTGGCAATCTTCCCAAGGTAAAAGCAGAGCAATACCTTAAAGAGGTTATGTCTCGCTACAGAAATAAACTGGTCTATAACGCACAAACTGGTGAAGTCCGTGATGACCGTAAGTTTATGTCTATGATGGAAGACTTCTGGTTGCCACGTAGAGAAGGTGGTCGTGGTACAGAAATTACCACACTTCCTGGTGGACAAAACCTTGGAGAACTTGCAGATATTGAATATTTTCAAAAGAAACTCTATAGATCACTTGGAGTTCCTGAGTCAAGAATTGCCGCTGAGGGTGGATTTAACCTTGGTCGCTCTTCAGAAATTTTAAGAGATGAACTAAAGTTTGCTAAGTTTGTTGGTCGTTTGAGAAAGCGTTTTGCTCAAATGTTCAATGACATGTTGAAAACGCAATTGATTCTCAAGAACATTGTGTCTCCAGAAGATTGGGAATATATGGAAGATCATATTCAATATGACTTTTTATATGACAATCAGTTTGCTGAACTTAAAGAAAAAGAACTCATTGAAGGAAGACTTGGGATTCTTGCAACAATTGAACCATACATTGGAAAATACTATTCTACAGAATATGTAAGAAAAAAGGTTCTTCGCCAAACTGATGCGGAGATTATTGAAATCGATGAACAGATTGAAGATGAAATTGAGAAGGGTATAATTCCAGACCCAGCGACAATTGATCCAATTACTGGAGAACCATTACCACAACAAGACCCAATGGCAATGGGTCAAGATCCGATGGCAATGGGTGAAGTTCCTGTAGAGGATGACCTGGAAGCAGAAGCTGCTAAGGTTGATGCAAGGTATCAAAAGGACACCAAAAAAGCAGAGATATAAATATATCATATAAGTATATTACATCAAAATGGAAAATATTATCGATTTGATTGCGACGGATGCTTCACCCTCCGATATTTCTGCAGAAATTAAATCTGCATTATTTGCTAAGGCATCCGACAGAATAGATGCTTTGCGACCTGAGGTTGCCAATTCTATGTTTGGTGAAAATGAAGTAAGTGATGACACTGAGTCTAACGAGGATCAAGAATAATGGCGCTAGCATCAACTGATTTAACACCAAGTTCTTATGTGCTTATTGGAAATAATGTAACTACTATTACTTTTCAATGTCAAAGTAGCACTCCTGCTGTCGTTGCTATTTCAACGATTAGTGCTGGTATTGCAACAGATACCCCAGGTCTTGTTTATAACAGATTTGAAGGGGAAATGAAGAAGACAGTAACAGATCTTTCCCATGATGGTGGAGCAGCATATGTTTATGCAAAAGCACTTACAGGAACTTCTAAAGTAGTTTATGAAGGTGCTTGATAATGGGTCCGTTTGATGTAGATAAGTGGTTCGTATGTCACGGACCAGAAGTGGTTCATTTTGCAAAATTAGATGCTGGTTGTGTAATGTCAACTGGACAACCAAATTGTGAAGAATTTGATGATGAGGTATCTGGTTTAAAGAGAGCAAAAGAACTTGGATATGTAGAACCAGAAGAACCTAACCTAGAACCAGAGGAGGAACTATGAGTTATCCTTTTTTAGGTTTAGGTTTTAATTCTTGGACTCAAAAATTTTCTAGAGGTTCTGCTGCAGCTGCTGCAGTAGCAGCATTTTTAGAATATGTTACTACTTCAGATACATCATCATTTACTCTACTTTCAGCAGGAACAGTAAATTATGAAGTTGATTGGGGTGATGGAACTACTGAGTCACTGACTACAAACAACCCTACTCACACATATTCTAGTGCTGATGCATATACTATCAAAGTAACTCCTGCAGAAGGATCTACTTATCGTCCATATTTTAATGATGCCGTATCCGACACCAGTATTGCGTCAGTTTCTGGTACAGGTGGAAGTCAGTTAGGGACTAACTTATCGGAGGCTTGGGAAGGTGCTGGTAATATGACATCGTTTGGTGAGAATGTGGATACTTCTGGCGTAACTAATTTCTATCGAGCTTGGTCTTATTGCTCTGGACTTACTTCATTCCCATTATTGAATACTTCTAGTGGAACTAGTTTCTTTCAAACTTGGCGTAATTGCAGTGGACTTACTTCATTCCCACAATTAGATACTTCTAGTAGCACTTTATTCCAATCTACTTGGGATGGTTGCTCTGGACTCACTTCATTCCCACAATTAGATGTTTCTAGTGGTCTTACCTTTGCTTTTACTTGGTATGGTTGTTATTCACTAACTTCATTCCCACAATTAGATACTTCTAGTGGTACTACTTTTACTTTTGCTTGGTATAATTGCTCTTCACTTACTTCATTCCCACAATTAGATACTTCTAGTGGTACTAATTTTAATGGTACTTGGTATAATTGTACTGGACTTACTTCATTCCCACTATTGAATACTTCTAGTGGAACTA